AAACGTCCGGACACGCTCCACAGAGAGGCGTAAGACGGTCTGGAGTAGGGATGATGTAGCCAAGCTGCTAGACACCGCCTACAGCGATTTTAGCACCCGTAACATCGGTTTTATTGCGCACATGGCATACGAGTGGTGTCAGCGTTTGGGTGACATGCGTATGCTCACTTGGAATAGCATCAACTTTGACACGAAAACTGTTCACATAGAACAATCAAAGCGTAAAGCAGAGGTGCATTTGCCCATCGAAGGTGATTTGTTTGCTATGTTACAGCAGCAGGAGAAGGACTTTGGCTTTCAACCTTATGTAGCCCCTCGTCCTAATCCAATTGCAGGTGAATACAAACCTTACTCACTGCAAAAGTTGCCGCTACATGCTCGCAAGTTAATGCAGCAGGCTGGTTTGTCAGATGAACTGCGATTGTCTGACCTACGAAGAACTGGAACAACTGAAATGGTTGAGGCAGGTGTCGGTATTGGACAAATTATGTCGGTCACAGGACATGCTAATCCATCTTCAGTGAAACCTTACATGAAAAATACGCTTACAAGTGCAAATTATGCATTGACGGAGCGAAATAATCATGTTAAAAGCATTACAAGTGCCGCAAAGGAGAGTGTATAACATGTATAATATATATAACACTATAAGTGAATTAAACATACCTAATGGACATACAAAGAGAATGGACTGTCCTAACTGTGGTGGTTACAAAACATTTACTGTGACCAATAACATGGGCAGTCTATTGTGGAATTGTTACAAGGCTTCTTGTGGAGTTAAGGGCAACAATCGTGTGCGTCTATCTGTGGATGATATTCGTGCTGGCTTCACTGGTGCAGCAGAATATGCAGCAGATACATTTGAAATGCCAAGTTATGTTGTGCCTCGCTCTGGTGGCCTTTACATGGACAGGTGGTGCGATACATGGGGTTTAGATGCCCAGAACCTGGGTTTACATTACGATGTAAAGGATTCTCGTGTCGTATTCCCTGTGATGCATGAAGGTATCATTGTTGATGCTACAGGTCGTGCGTTAGGAAAAAGATTACCTAAATGGAAAAGATATGGAAAAAGTGGCTTGCCATACACACATGGGTGTGGTAATGTCGCCGTAGTTGTTGAGGACTGTGTGAGTGCCGCCGTTGTTGGTTGCGGTTTCCTTGTCGGGGTTGCTGTGTTAGGAACGTCTCTCGCCGAAACACACAAAAGGTATCTCTCACAGTTCTCAACAGCAGTAATTGCACTAGACCCTGATGCAATGCCAAAGACACTGGCAATGGCAAAAGAGTTGAGAGGCTATGTAAACAATGTGCAGGTGCTGCGTTTAAAAGATGATTTGAAATATCGTAATGAGGAAGACCTAACCAACCTTGCCAACATTACTATGAAAGGAGAGTAACTATGGAATTATCCCTTATAAGAAGTTTAATGGACAAAGGGTTCTACGATGACCATCGTGGTGCAAGATGTCCTGATCGTTTGTTCAGCAGTGATGTGCGTAAGATTAAGCACTCTATTGACACTGCAATGGAACGCTATGATCGCACTGTGTCTCCAGATGAGATTGAGGCATTGTTCATGTCAAACAATCCAACACTGACAACTGCACAAAAGCAAGCCTACTCTAGTCTGTTTGCACAGATAAAGAAGGAAGCCCCAATGGGCAGTGATGTGGCACAGGAAGTGTTATCTAAACTGTTTCAGCAAGTCGTGGGCGAAGATGTAGCCAACATCGGCTTTGATATGGTGAATGGCACATCCAGTAGCCTTGAGAAGTTACGCACTTTGCTTGAGCAGTATGGTGATGACTTCACGCCTAATCTCAATGTCGAGTGGGATGACATCGACATCGACACACTACTATCACGCAATGACCTAGAAGCTCGCTGGACATTCAACATTGCTAGCCTCACTCGCAAAGTCGAAGGCGTAAATGCTGGTCACTTGATTGAGATTGGTGCTAGACCAAACACAGGTAAGACATCCTTTCATGCCAGCCTCATTGCTGCACCGGGTGGCTTTGCACAGCAAGGTGCTAACTGCATTATCCTGTGTAACGAGGAAGGTTATCACCGTGTTGGCGCACGATACCTGACCGCTGCAACAGGCATGACAATGAAGCAGATTAAAGATAATCCTTCAAAGGCTCGTGACCTTTATCAGCCTGTAAAAGAACGCATTAAGATTAAAGATGCAACAGGTCGTGACATGAATTGGGTTGAATCTATCTGTAAAACTTACAAACCCGACATTATTGTGCTTGACATGGGTGATAAATTTGCTAAAACAGGTGGGTTCGCTAGACAAGATGAAGCATTGAAGGCTAACGCTATTCATGCTAGACAGATTGCCAAGCAACATGAATGTGCTGTCTTTTACATGTCACAGTTAAGTGCAGATGCAGAAGGCAAGGTTCTATTGAACCAAAGTATGATGGAAGGCTCAAGAACTGGTAAAGCAGCAGAAGCAGATTTGATGGTTCTGATTGCGAAGAATCCAGTGGTAGATGGACAGGAAGAAGAAGACACGCAACGCCATCTCAATGTAGTCAAGAACAAATTATCAGGGTGGCACGGCGTGGTGCATTGTAACCTTGAGTATAGAACAGCGAGGTATGAAGTATGATGCAATTAGATATGTTTGAAAAAATTATGGATTCTGATATTGAGTATATTGATTTGAAGGAAGTGCCAATTTACTTTGGAGATAAAGGGAGACGGAGACAGGACTTAACTGCTTCATCTGCTTTCATTGCCTCTATGCCAGATGGCAAGTATCGTGTGTATCGCACAGGTGGAACGCATTCTCTTCCTATGTATGAAGGGCGTAGTGACTTTCCTTTTGTTTTAAACACAAAAACAGGTAAGATACTACAACCTACATTTAGTAGAGCAGTGTATCCAGCTATATCATTAAATAATGGAAGGTTTACAAAACCAATTTATATACATCGTATATGTGCAATGGCTTTTGTTGGTAATCCTGCTCCAGTAGATAGATATAATGTTGATCACATCAATGAAGATAAATTAGATTATGCTGTAAATAATTTAAGATGGGTATCAATGTCAGAAAATATGTCAAATATTCATAATAGAGCAAACAAAACGAATAGCGAATATAAGTATTATTCAACTAATAATTTTGTATAGGATTGACAATGAAACTAACACTTGATGTAGAGAATACGGTAACGCACAGAGGTGGTAAAATGCACCTTGATCCTTTTGAGCCAGAGAATACACTGGTTATGGTAGGAATGCTCTCTGACCAAGGTAAAGAGACTATTGTTACATTCGATCATGCAGAACAACAGAGTGGAGAACACTCACATGCATTTGTTCAGGATATGCTCGACAGAGCTACTGTACTCATTATGCACAATGCTGCGCACGATTTGTTATGGCTGTGGGAGTCAGGGTTCAGATATGATGGCCCTGTGTTTGACACAATGCTGGCAGAGTATGTGCTACAGCGTGGGCAGAAAGAGCCACTGTCGCTTGAGGCTTGTGCAGAGCGTTATGACTTGGACACGAAAAAGCAAGACACATTGAAGGAATACTTTAAGAAAGGATATAGCACACGTGATATACCTCATGCAGAGTTGTCAGAGTATCTATCTGCTGACCTTCATGCTACGCAGCAACTGTCTAACAAGTTGTGGTATCGCTTGAATACTCAATCGGATAGTGGTTTGCTTGGAACAGTTGACTTAACTAATCAGGTTGCTGTATGTCTTGCCAGAATTTATCAGAGGGGTTTTTCTGTAGACAAAAACAAACTAGATGAAGTGAAGCATGAATTTGAACAGGAAAAAATTGAGTTGATAGATAGTTTGCAAAAGCATGTTCGTAAACTTATGGGTGACACACCAATTAACTTGAACAGTCCAGAGCAGTTATCTTGGGTAATTTATGGTAGGAAGGTTCTTGATAAGATTTATTGGGCAACTGCCATTGACCCATACATGAAGGATGCAGAGTTTCGTAGCCTTGTATCTAGTAGTACAGAGAGGCTAAAGAAGACAAAAGCAGAACAGTGCCACGAATGCACTGGAACTGGATACATTCGCAAAATGAAGAAAGATGGAACACCATATGCAAATGCCAATAGGTGTCCATCATGTGACACTAGTGGATTTAATTTTGTAAAAACTAATGAATCTGCTGGTATTGGATTTAAGCCACCATCAGCGAAGTGGGCAAGTGCAAGCGGATTTACTACAAGTAAGCAAAACCTAGAGATACTTGAGGGTGCTGCCCGGTCGAAAGGAATGGATGATGCTGTAGAGTTTTTATCAAAGGTACGCAGACTATCTGCCGTTGACACATACCTTTCATCATTTGTTGAGGGTATAAACCTACACACAAAGAATGATGGCAAATTACATGTGCGTTTGTTACAACACCGCACTGCAACTGGTCGTTTTAGTGGGGCAGACCCAAACATGCAGAACATGCCACGTGGCGGCACGTTTCCTGTAAAGAAAGTATTTGTGTCACGATTTAATGGTGGTAAGATACTTGAGGCTGATATGGCGCAGCTAGAGTTTCGCACTGCCGCATTTTTATCACAGGATGGAGTAGCAATTGAAGAAGTATCTACTGGATTTGATGTACACGCATACACCGCTGAAGTTATTAGTACCGCTGGTCAACCTACGGATAGGCAGACTGCGAAAGCGCATACATTCGCACCATTATATGGAGCAACAGGCTTTGGCAGAACACCAGCAGAAGCAGAGTACTACACCCACTTCAACGAGAAGTACACGGGCATCGCAGCTTGGCATTCCCGATTGGCTAAAGAGGCTATAGAAACACAGAAAATATGCACTCCTAGTGGCCGGGAATTTGCGTTTCCAAATGTCGTAAGAAAAGCAAATGGTAGGATCACAAACTTTACACAGATTAAGAACTATCCAGTGCAATCCTTTGCAACTGCAGACATAGTTCCATTAGCTTTATTACACATTGAAAAACTACTTGACGGTATGCAATCTTGTGTGGTAAACAGTGTTCACGATAGCATTGTAATTGATGTTCACCCAGATGAGGAAAAACAAGTTATAGCATTGATAAATAAGACTAATGATGAATTACCAAACTTGATCACACTAAGATGGGGAATTGTATTTAATGTTCCATTACTACTTGAATCAAAAATAGGAGAAAACTGGCTTGACACGAAAGACGTATCCTGATATAACTATGAAACTTTTTGCAGAAAAGAAAGGAGAATTTAAACATGACACAACTTACAACAATTGATACTAATAACTTTGCTATGATGGCAAAGGCTATGGGTATTGCAGGCGAGGCAGAGACAGGATCAAAATCTAGTTCACTGGCAAGGCTGCGCATTAACCACTCACCAATTATGGGTATGACTGAAATGAATGGCAAGAAAGTCAACATGGAAGTAGTTAGTGGTGGTACATATCGTTTGGACATTCCAGATGGACCAAACTATTATGCTAACTCAATTATCATTCGTCCATATATGCAACGCTTTATGTACAAGCGTTTTGTAAAGGGCAATGACAAAACACCTAATAAGTTTATTAAGACAATTATGGCTGATAGCCTTAATATAGACTTAAAAGATAACGAAGGTGGTTTTAATTGTGGTAAACCTGCGGGATACATCAAAGACTTCAAAGCACTTCCAGAAAAAATGCAAGAGTTACTTAAGCAAATTAAACGTGTACGTGTTGTTTTTGGAACAGTCGAGATGAAAGACCCAACGGATGATTCTGGAAATCCAGTCACTATTGAGGAAATTCCATTTATTTGGGAAATAGACAATCGTGATGCTTTTAAATTAGTTGGGGAGAGTTTTACTAAACTTGCCAAGTTAAAACGCTTACCTATTCAGCATCTAATAACTGCCAATACAGAAGAGCGTAAGCTGCCAAATGGTAGCAGTTTTTATCTTCCTGTTGTATCTCTTGATGTGACAAAATCATTGTCTCTTACAGACACAGAGCAAAACACTTTTGCGGATTTTATGGGTTGGGTAGATAACTACAACACGTACATCATTAACACATGGGCAGAGAAAGCAAAGGATGAAATGAGTGATGATGATATTGATGTCGTTGATGGTATGGTAGACATTGATATAGATGAAGAGGTAGCATAATGAAGCACCCAGCTGAACTGGCACTGCACCAATACATGGAAGATGCAGTAGGTGGTAAAACCACTATGTCTGAAGCAACTATTAAACAGGTTGCTACGGATGTAGCAGAGGCTCTTACTCGCCAGTTTGCTGGTGGCAAAAGCCGGGGCGACTTTAGGTTACGCATGTCAAACATTGGCAGACCATCTTGCCAATTATGGTATGAGAAAAACAAACCTGAAGTTGCCCTACCTTTACCTACCACATTTATAATGAACATGATGATTGGAGACATCGTAGAGGCTGTCTTCAAAGGTATATTAAAAGAAGCAGGAGTAAAATATGAAGATTCCGATAGCGTCACTCTGGACTTGGATAGCACATCCATTAACGGAACATATGATATTGCTATTAATGGTTCTGTTGATGATATTAAATCCGCATCTAATTGGTCTTATAGCAACAAGTTTGATTCTTTTGAAACATTAAAAGAGTCAGACGGATTTGGGTATGTAGCGCAGCTTGCTGGTTACGCAAAGGCATCAGGTAAAAATGCTGGTGGCTGGTGGGTAGTCAACAAAGCAAATGGTGAATTTA